ACAGCAGGACCACGTGGTCCCGGCAGATTCCGATCATTCGTTTCTCTTCTCGGACCTTTACTGCGAAGCTGGCTTCCCGAGAACAGACGAAGCAGAACTGCTCGAAGTCGGTGATCGGACCCTTGTACTGGCTGAAGGTGTCTCCCGCGATGGGAGATCCGCACGGGAGCACAGTCGTACACTGAGGTCGCGGGAGTCCACGCTCACGACCGCTCCAGTAGTGCTTGCATGTCGCGCAGACAGGGGAAACACCCTGTCGAACTTCAGTGATCACGTCTTCAGGAGCCAACTAAACCCCCACAATCTCGTCTAGCTTCTCAAGGAGATCTTCAGTACTGCCGGTCCCAGTTTGTGATCTTGAAGCCCTTTAACACAGCGAGAAGGTCGCTAGGGGTGGTTATTGATTTGAAGGAACTTGACCCAAGGTCACCACGAGCGAACCTGACGAAAGGGCCATCCGCGTTGATGGCCACAACGAAATCCGATTTCTCGCCGTAGGCTCCGACAGCCGACAGTTTCCAAGCCGTTTCAAGGTCGTCGATCTTTTCCTGGATCGTTTCCAACTCTTCCTGGAGCTTTTCCTTCTTCGCGGCGATCCCGATCATCTCTTGCGTGAGGATGTCAACCATGTCCGTTAGACTGCGGTCCGGGGCAGTGCCACGAGCTTCGACAAACGAACGCAACTTCTTCTTCGTAGACTCTTTCATGCGGTCCCCTCCTTCGAACGTTAACTACGCCTTGTTGGCTAGCTTGGACAGGCTTTTCGCGTCACGGGACTTGTACATACGCATAGCCTTCATCAAGGTGGACTTGTCGCGCGTCACAAGCGCCTTGAGTTGGTCAATGAACGCACTGACCGTGCTCTTGTCCGAAAGATCCACGCCCGCCGACTTCGCAGCCGCCACGAGGAACATCATCATCTTCGGATCTGGGCTTTCTGCCTCCTCTTCCGAGTCGTCCATTTCGTTGATCATCGCCCGCAATGCTTTTTTGTCCACGGTGTTCTCCTGATCTCAACTGCTACGTGTTGGTAAGACGTCGCTCTGGAGTGAACTCAGAGTTGCGCGCTAGAGTACACTTGAATCCGACAAAAGACGAGTTATCAAACAGGTGTCCGTCATCTGAGATCTCCGTGATCGTGAAGTAGTACCCCTTCGGCGCTTTCCCGGAATCGTACGGCACCGAGAACTTGTCGAAGTACGGGAGTTTCCAGAATCGGACGACGTCGCCGTAGTACGGAGCCCGCGCGCCTGCGACTTCCAGGTCCGCCCTGGCTACCCACAGCGAGTTGTACCAAGTCTGCCGAAAGCCTTCCTGTCTCGGCTCCGGCACTGGTGCGGGCCACTCTACCCACGTACGTACGCGGAAAGGCCCGTCGAACTCCTCTTCCTTCATTTCGTCGTACAGCGGATCTCGCTTCGACTTCTTCTTGTTCAGCTGGAAGAAATCCACGTCCGTGCCCGCGATGTGGTTCATCTCGACGGCAATAAGATCGTGCAGGAAAATCTCGGAATCGCTCAGATGGAAGTCACCGTCTAGACAAGGCGCTACGGGGATCGTGACAACTATCGGCTTCGGGTTGTTCGCCATACGCCTCCTAGCCGAGCATGAAACCCATAGGGTATCCGGACTCGTACACGTCGATGTTCAGCTGCTCTTCTTCGGCTTTTGCCTCGTCTAGCATGTTCTGACCGTCCAGTTCGGAGTTTCCCTGTGCTGTGGGGAACCCGCCGATGTACTTGGATCGGATGCGCCCGACGCGCTTCTTGCAGGCCATGAGCGCGTAACGCTTGACTAGCTCGTGATCTTTGTCCGGCAACTGCTCGATGGTGAACGTGTTGGTCTTGAACTCTACAGCGATCGTTCCGGACGTGTACACGTTCGTAGGGAACAGATACAGAGATCGCCCTTCTTGCCGCCACTCAAGATCCGTAGAAAAAACGTGGGACATTTGCTTCAGGTACATGAGCGTCTGGACCCACCCAGACAGTGGCCCTGGAACCGATCCGTTCCCTCCGAAACCTGATCCGAAGTAGATGCCACCTTGGAGGTCAACACCGAAGCCTGGTCCGAATCCGCCGGTCAGCGCCGAAGTCAGCGTGTTCAGGGCCGACGAGGAAAACGCGACGCTCACGACTACTTCGATTTCGGGTTCGAGCACGTACGGCGCACCACCCTGAACTACCGGAATGAAGTAGATTCTGTAGTAGCCCTTCTTTGACGTGAACCAACGACGTGCCTCTTCGATGGCATCGTCGATAGCCTCTTGCGTCAACTCGACCTTGATGAACGGAGCGCCAAGATACCGAAGTATCCAGATGGATAGCTCAGCCGCGTCCATCAACTGCCGCGTCTGAAGGACGGCGGGCATGGACTACCTCCGCTTGCGGGTCTCAGGTTTGCGCGCAGGCGGTAGCTCGTCTTCAACGGCAGCAGCAGTGCCTCCGGAGCTGTCAACCAACGACACGGCTGTGTCGGACGCCACAGCAGGCGGAGCAGGCTCTACGAGCGCTTCCGCCACCTTAGTCTTGCCCTTGACCAAAGGAATCTCAACCAAGATTCCTACCGCCACGAGATTGGCGAAGTCGCCCTCGATAACGGTGTCGTAGGACGCGATCCCGAATCCAGGGATCATCATGTTATCCAACCCTGGAGCTAGTTTGTACGCCATGTCAACTCTCCTTCAGTTCCTCATTAGATCGTGTACCTGCGCCAGCACAGCCGACAGGCTAGCGTCCAAAATGCGGAGCTTTTTTCGGAGTCTATCAGGATCTGACGAAGTTGCGGCAACTACCAACGACACATCTTCATGCAACGCAGTTACTGGGGTCGCCTTGCTAGGCAAAAACAGCTCGTCGATGCTGCGCAACTCACTCTCGATGTCTTTGAACGCCATGATCTTCTTTCTCAAGACCACGTGGTCCTGTCACGCAAATTAGAACAACAACTGCTCAACGTGCGACAAAACAAAGCTACGTCAAGACAGCAGGACCAAACAAGCTTAAAGCAAAACGCCCCGGTTTCCCGAGGCGTTTCGTGTACTTGGTCCTGACCTACTGCGTAGGTTACAGGTTGTTGATGCGAAGCTGACCGTAGTACTCGGGGCGAAGGGGAGCCTTGCCGTAACGAGTACGCATGCCCTTGCGGAAGCTCAGGTCGTTCGGGTCCAGGAACGTCGCCGTCATCTGGAGCGGGATGTACGGTGCCCAGGCGTAGCCCGAGTCCAGGTACGTCGAGCCCTTGAGCCCGATCAGCATCTGGTCGCGAGCGAAGAACGGGTCTTCGTACACGGTCCACTTGTTCTGCAAGGTACCAGCCTTGTAGATACCAAACTGGCCGTGCTGCGTCTGCGGACGAATCATGTCCACAGGTCCATACGGGCTGTTCGGGTCGGAGACGTAGATCGGGCGGAAGTCACCATGCGTGGTGAACTGCGCGAGCAAGGCCGAAACCTCTGGGCTGGTGACGATCCAGTTCGCAGGCGCACGAAGCGTCTTCTTGTGGATGAGGTTGGACACCGTGCTGATCTGCGTGAGCAAACCGCGAAGGTGGTCCAACTCGTTGATACCAGCGGGCGGGATGCGATCGAACGACGCGGTCGTCGTGGTCGAAAGCTGGAAAAGCTCCTGGATGATCTCGCGATCGATCTCAAGTGCGATCTCGTTGGCAGCCGTGGCAACCATTTCGCTCTCTGCATCAACACCATGCAAAGCACGAAGGTCTTCAGCAGCTTCCGACGACCACAACGCCTTGAGGCGGCGCGGCATCGCTTCGATGAGCTTCTTCTTGACGTCCAAGCTCATTGTCGGGAGCTTGGAGTTCATCTCACCGTCGTAGAAGTAGAACGCCTTGATCTGGCTGCCCAACAGCGGAGCGACCGTGAACTTGAAGCCCGAGATCGAACCGTTGGAGTAGTTGATCGTTCCCGCCGCAACCGCGCCGGTCCAACCGCCCACACCATCGTCCGTTCCAGTCTGGATCACAGCGCCTGTGGTCGGATTCAACTCCTTGACCACGACGCTGAAGCCACGCGACGTATCCAGAGGACGGACGGGCGTGAACGACAGGTTGGAGTTCAAGGCACCACCAGCACCGCCGTAGTCCACACCGTTACCGGTGGCCATCATCTCGCCGTTGACCAACTCGGACGTGTAGTCCTTGTCGAAGTCACGCGGCATGACGTTTCCGGCAGCCGTTGGACCCTTGTTCGTCGAGTAGATGTAGTCGAGGTAGAACACCGCCCCGACCGGAGCCGTCATCGGCTGCACCGAGACGATCTCGTTCGCGATCAAGTTCGGGAACACCCGACGCAGGATCGGATAGATGAACTTCGTGAACGAACCGACGTTGATGGCCCGAGTTTCCTCGTTGAGGCCCTTCAAGTGTCGCGCTTCGTTCTCGAAGAGCATCGCTGTCACCGCGCGAGCATGACGCTCGGCAGGCGACCGACTCGGAATGCCCTCCAACAGGGCGTTCCACTTGTGATCGAGAGCCTGGACGTAACCCTCGTCCATGATAGTCCGGGCTCCGCCCTCTTCAATCAGCTGACGAGATGTTCCGTCTTCTAGCATCGTATCCTCCTAAAGATCTTCTGTTCAACCAGTCAAACCAGCAAGCTTACGCATCGTACGAATATCAAGACCGGTGTCTTGGTAGTTCGAGTTCTCTACAATCGGCTTCTTGGGAGTTTCCTCCGTGGTTGCCGAAGGCTGAGTACCGCCCCGTGTCATGCGTCGTACACGGGTCCGTACATCATCTGTATCCACTGAGACAGGACCGGCAGGGAAACCCTCGATAAGCCTGTCTACGTCTTGACGATCGCTAGTATCGTCTAATGCTTCTGACAAAGCTAGACGTATTTCGTCCGCTCGTGGATGTTTTGAGATCTTTCTTTCAGCATAGACCGTGAGTTCCTGGACGTGCTGCGCTTCGAGCGAAGCCTCAAGAGCCCCCTGAAGCTTGTTCACCGTCAACTGGATCTCTTCGAACTTGGCGTTCTGTAGCTGGATCTGAGCCTCACGCGATTCCGACAACTCGCGCGCCGCTGTCTTGCGTGCCTGCTCTACCTGCGCTTGAGCAGCAACCAACTCAAGATCCTTAGCCTCAATAATGAGCGCCGTCTTAGCCTTCACAGCTTCCAACTGAGCCCGTACTTCAGCAGCCAATTCGTCGCTGCGAAGCTTCTCTTGCCGAACGGCCTCAAGACGCTCTTCTTCAGCCTTGGCTTCCAACGCGTCCTGCTCGTCAAGACGAGTCTGGACATCGCTGAGCTTGGCTTGAAGCTGCGCCAGGGTCGAATAGGACTCGACGTCACCGACAGCAGCGCGAATGATCGCCTCGTTCTCGTCGCCGGAAAGCGTCCTCTCCATGAAATACTTGTATCCTGCCGTACGGGCCAGAGACTCAAGCTTCTTGGCGTCGTCCTCAAGCTCACGAATACGGAGAGCCTGCTCCATCACGGTCTTCTTAGCCTTAGCGATTTCAGAATCGCGAACGGACAGTTCCGCTTCCGCGTCTTCCGACAGAACGAAGGGACGAAGGAGAACCTTTACCTGCTCCAGGGCAGCCTGGGCACCCGCCACAGCTGGGTCAGCAAGAAGTTCTGCTCGAACCTGCTCGCGAACCTTACCCTTGAGGGCTTCGATCAGGACAGGGAGCTTTGACGCGAACTCGTTACGGAGCTGGTTTTCTTGCTTCTCCAACGCCGCCGACAGCTGCTCTGCAACGCCCAAAGCAACCGCTTCCGCGTCCACTGGGTCCTGGCCTTCTTTGGCTTCAAAGAAAGTGCGCGGGTACGCGGTCTGCATCGCAGGCTCCGCGACGAAGTCGAAAGTCATCAGGCGGTAGTCGTCCTGGACTAGCTCCTTGCCTTCCTTGGTGGTCGCCGTGGAGCCGAGTCCTCGGGAACTAACACCAACGGAGCAACCACTCTTGAGCAACGCCTTCAAGTCCTGACCACGCGCGGTATCCAGAACCTCGGCCTCGCCCGTGATCGTTCCGTCTTCCTCAACAGTGAGGTTCGTCAGGACGTGGGAAACACGGGACAGCAGGGTCCTGCCGTCCGTGGGGTGATCAAGCTCACCGAACACCTTGCGGTTGTCCATGTCCTTAGACATCCGACCGATCTCACGCTCCCACAACGACCGGGGATAAACCCGACCGTTCTGGGTGGCCTGATCCGCGCGAGCGAACTCACCGCGAACACGGACCTTGGACGTCCCGTCCGTACCTTCCACGACAGTCAGCTTGATCGGTACGTAGTCCGTAAGGACGTTTCCAGAGGGCACTACGTTTTTTGTCTGTGGTTCCATTCAATACCTTCGCCATCGAAACTTGCTGCCAAACGGGGTCCCTCGTATCGCGGAGGTAGCCGCCCTTTTCTTCAGCTTTCGTTTCTTCCTACGAAATGGATTCTCCTCAACACCAATCACAGCCCGTCTACCGCTTCGGTACGCCGTTTTACGTTCCCTCGGAGCCTCAGTCAGTCTTTTCCCGAGAGGTCGTAGACCTCCAACGCGTCAAGCAGATCTGCAAGGTCTGCTTCGAAAGCTTCGGACAGGTTGTCTTCGCTCTCGTCCAGGGTGCCATCGTTCAGGCGAACTGCGGCAGCGCCGTAGTCTTCCGCCATCTCTTCGAGGTCCGTGATGATCTCCGGAATAAGCTCTTCGATGTCCTCGTCCACGACAGTCTTGAACTTCGTCGCGAGCATGTCAGCCGTGAGGGCCAACTGCGCGTACGCCTTGGCGATGCCCTTACGAGCGGACTCCGACAACGCTTCGCCGCCAGTCTCTCGGCTCTCGCCAAGAAGCCTCTGCACGTCATCCAACAGATTGGTCACGCGATCCATGCCCGTCACGTACATCCGGACGCGACCCGAACCATGACGACCACGACGCTTTTGGTCGCGCTTAGCCGCCACGCGCTGAGTGGACGCCTTCTTCATGTGCTTGCGACGCTTGGCCTTGGTCCCGGCCTTGTGTGCCGTCTTGCGCCACTTCGCACGCTGAGCCGACGTGCCCTTGATGGTGACCTTGCGGACGACGCCCCTCTTCTTGAGCTTCTTCTTGAGCTTCTTCTTGGCCTTCTTCTTCTTGGTGGCTTCGTCGAGTTCGTCGTCGTCTTCGTCTTCGTCTTCGTCGTCGTCTTCGTCGTCTTCGTCGTCGTCTTCATCGACCCCGTCGATGCCCTCATCGACCTCGTAGTCTTCGTCTTCGTCTTCGTCTTCGTCGTCCATCTCTTCGTCGTCGCACTCTTCGACAGCAGCCTTCTCTTCGAGAGGAGCCTTTTCGACAGCAGCCGCCTTGGGCGCAGCCTTCGGGATCAAACCGATAGCTGCGAAATCTTCAGCAAGGGTGGTCAACGCGATCTTAGCCATGAGAAAACTCCCGACCCTAGGGTCAATTAACTAGATGGACACCTTCAGAAACGTCGCGAATGCTTTGTATGATGGAAGCTTGGCAGCCACAACATCACTGACACGACCGAGAACTGCCGCATCGTACACCTGACTATTGACAGTTGCCAGAAGATCTCGCGTATTTGTCAAATCACGCGCCAGATCTTCTGCCAGGGCTGTCTTTTCCTTAGCCGCCGCATCCAAACGTAGAACGTCCGTAAGGGACGTAACCGTTGTCCACAAGGACTCGATATCTTGATTCTGCTCTCCGAACTCCGCCTGAACAAGCGCGTCGAACTCAGCAGCCTCCATCGGAGTCATCGAGTTGTCGTACAGCTTAGCGAACTTAGGAGCACCCGGTACGGCAGTAATGCCGGAAGTCTTGACGACCTCGTCCTTGTTGGCCGCGAAATAATCTTTCCACGGGCTTTCGTGCTCCAGCATAGCGAGCACGCGACCTGGAACTTCAGCGTACGCCAGAAGCTCAGTGGCCTCTGACAGCATAGGCAACAACTGAGTCGCAAGTTCCTCTGCGGCAGCGTGCTGATCCGTAAGCAGAGCATCCACGATGCTGTACATCGTGTCGTGAACTACATGCTTGCTAGGCACAGTCTTGACCCCCAAAGGCAGCACTGATTCGACCTTCAGATCAGAGGGCTTTCCGGTGAAAGCTACCGTAAACAAGGCTTCGCCCGCCCTAACCACAGCGTGATCTGAGTACGTAGCAAGAACCTCCACGAGGGAAGATCCGAAGCGGCTACGCTCGATGCCGCGAACCAACGACTCGACAGCAGACCGAAGCTGCTCGTTAGAGCCATAGGTCACTCGGGCCAGTTCGCGCGCAGGGATTACGGTTTGACCCATCATCATTGGTTCAAAAAACTACACGGCTCCAAAAAGACTGTCAACTCAAAATCAATCAGATCGTTTCGTCCGTTGAACGTCCCGCAACTCCTCCAACAGACTCTGAACACGAACCAACCTATTGGCTAACACCTTATCGCTTCGGAGCAACGAGTCCAGTTTCTCTGATGCCCTAGCCTCTGAGTCCCTGTCACCGCGATCCATTTCGCTCCGAGTAATACGCCCTGCGTACCCTTCCTTCTTGTTCCGGATACGGACGTTCTCCTGCAACTGTTTCAGCGTTTTAGCCGCAGTAAGAGCCGTCGCGTCCTCCTGGGCAGGCAGCAAAGAAGCCGCTATTTTCTCGCCTTCGGCCCCTGTTCTAGCCACCCGTTTCACGTCTTCTCCGCGCTCTTCGATGACAGTCTCGATCTCTTGATCTGACATCCCGAAGATGTTCCGAAGCGTCCATCGCAGGGAAACGAACTCCGCCATCCTGTCCGCCAGGTCCGCCCTTGCCGCCCGAACTTCGATCTGCGCCAGCTCGAAAATCGCAGACGGAACCGTCATCCACAGTTCGTACTCAGTGTTGACCGGGTCAATCTTCAGCGCCGCGAGATGAACGCGGCAAATCTTACGTAGCCCGTTCTTCAGTTCCCGCTGCACCCTAAGCACCGAACGCGCGAACTGAACGTCTTGCCCTGAGAGCGTGGCCCTGTTCACGTCCTGCTCTTGACCGAGATACGCTTTCGGCACCTTTACCGCCGAAAACAGCTTGTCCCGGAAGTACTCGATGTCGTCCATGTGCTGCCACTGCGGAGCCGACACCACGTCAATACGCGTAGAATCTCGCCCCTCACGAGCAGGAATGAAAAAGTCCTCGTCCGGAGTAGCCGGATCAAACGACAACTCCAGCTTGCCCGTCGTAGGATTCACATACCGCTTCTTACGGTATTGTTGACGTATCCTATTCACATAAGCGAGGGCTTCCTGTGCGGGCATGCTCCCGACGTCTACATAGAAAGCGTATCGCTCGATGGCCTTCTGAAGACGGAACAGAATAGCTGAGTCTTCGAGCATTCGAAGTCGGTTCCAGATCCACCGGGCTGGCTCTAAGATCGACTGCCCATAAATAGACCGACGCACTGCTCCACGAAGTCGGAAATGCACGACTTCCCAGTCCTCGAACGCTACTGCCTCGGGCACCACGACAGCGCGCCCGTCGATGCAGTCCTTCTTCAGCGCTTTCTGCCGCTCGTCCATCAAGACGTCGAACTCCTGGTGGGAGTACGACACCTTGCCGCTGTACGACTGGATGAACCCAAGCAGGGCTCCGTAGCAGTCCTCGATCCGTCGCACCGACACGGAAGGCAAGAAGTTCAGGCCCACGACGCCTTCGTTCGTGACCAGAAGCTCCTCGAAGTCATTTCCGTACATCACGAGCGTTCTCGCGATCTCCCACATTTCATCGTCGATGCGGAGATTCTTGTGCAGCATGTTCGTCAGGATCGTCTGAATACTCTCGTCTTTGGCGGTCACCCACACAGTCTTGTTGTTCTGTGAGTCCGTCTGCGTGGAGTCGTCCGCAAAGATATCCAGGACGGCAGCCAGTTCCGGGTACTGATTCATCTGCTCGTAGTCGCCGTACCGAGACAGCAAGTCGGTCTCTGGGGACAGGAAACTGGCGAAATCTGTCAGCTGCCCATAGCCGTAGCCACCGTCCGACGCCAACCTCGCGGACGTGTTTCCTCGCGCAAGCTTTGTGGCCTGGACCTCTTTGTCCTTCTGCCAAAACTTCTCAATGCGTACGCCAATGTCGTTGATGAACCCCACACCGCACCTCTAACCCATTCCGCCGCCTAAGAACGGGGGCAGTATGCCTGAATCATCCGATACAGTAACGCTCGGATTAGAAGACATCGGTGCCGATGGAGATCCTACCGTCACCCACGGGTCCGCTTGCACTCTAGAAGTGGCTGTAAGCATCGGCAAAGGAGCGTCCAAAGCCGTCTTATTCAGCATGAAACAGGCACCAGCCAAAGCGTCAGACACGTCCTTCTCGCCCTTGTGCGGGTGATCGATTCGACGCTTGACCAAAGTTCTGTCCTCCTGAAGACGCTCCAACTGGTCAATCACAGGCTGGTACAGGTAAAAACTAACCCGCCCTTCATACAAGGCCGTCTTCAGCAGATCGTACGGCTCAGGAGACGTATCCACAGACACAATCTCCGATCGGTAACCTTGGCGATTGAACTGCTGGATACTGTCGGCACTTTGGTACGAGTCCAGCGATACCCCAATAATGCTGTAGCCCTTCGCGGACAGGTCGTACACGAGATGGCGAATGTCGGCCAGAACGATCTCTCCGCCCAAAGGCGGAATGATTTTCAGCATGAGATCTACGACGTAGATCGGGGCTTTCTCCATGAACTTTCTTCCGTCCAAGCCCCTGCGTACGACGTCTTTCCATCCCCCGATGTGCGTCATGGCGAACCCGGTGGCGTCGCCTCGCAGTGAGGGGTCGATGTGAATCTGCCGTGTCGCGTACGGGTTCAGCAGCGGTCTCGACACCGTCTGAGTGACACCTCCGGGTTGTCGCTCCTCTCGGGTAGCCACCATCAGGTCCCAACGGAACTTACCGGGCCGCGACGGGTCGAGCATGAGCGTGGTGAACGGATGCTCGCGAGTCGTGTCTACGGCCTCCCTGATCTTCTCCCGGCGCTGGATGAACGGATTGATCGCGACCGTCGAGATACCGCCTAAGTCACGGATACTGCCTTCCAGGTCGGACTCGAAGTCGGGTCTGAAGTCCTCGGGGACATCGATCAAAACCGTGTTTTCGAGAGGAGTCTCCTGAAACTCCTTCTCCTCCCCGTCCAACAAAATACGGGACGGTACCGCCTCGTTCCCGACGATCACCCAGAACCGCTTCGCGTTGAAATACGCCTCTGGTTTCACGTCCCAGCTGGCGTAATCGATCACGAACACATGGGGGTCGTCCGCTGACTCGCGAATCTGACGCTCGGTGAAGTCTTCTTGCGACTGCTTCGACGACGACACGAACAAGATCCCAGGCAGTTTTCCGTTGCGCTCGAAACGCGACTTGATACGACGACGCATGACGGCATAGATGCTGTCCGCTCGGTTGTTCTGAGTCAGTTTCCCCGAAGCCTGCTTCAGCCTTGTCCCGTAGAAGTTAGCCTCGTCGATGAATCCGGAGATCGTGTTCAAACCGAGAGCGCTGGTGTCCGTGGCGGCTCGGGCTGCCACCCAGATGTTGTTTGGGAACTTCAGTTCCTTGCGGTTCGAACGAAACTGGAACATGTCGTTGAAGTACGGCGACATCTTGACCTTCGACGCGATGCCATCGAACGCAACTTTCATCGCCAGG